TGCTTGCTCCACAAGAGATGTGGCAAATCTTATGGCAACGGTAGGCATTAGATTGGCAAATCCTATGGCCACTTGTGGCAATGCGTTGATTAAGTTTTCAATGACCGCTGGCAGGCCTTCAATAAATCTTTCAATGATCAACGGGACCTGTTCAACAAATGACACCGCGGCCTGGGTGATCCCATCCACTAGCCCCAGAATCATGTCAGGAATTGAGTTCAAAAATTCAGTCACAAATGCCTTTGCGGCATCTTTCCCTTTAGATAATTCTTGGATGATTGGGGCGATGGCCTGAGCAGCTTGCGCTCCCGCAGGTCCGCCAATGGCCGCACCGGCCCCCACTACTGCGGCACCTAGAACATTTCTTGCGCCCGATTCCCCTTGAACAACATTTTGCCCAAGGCCTGCGGCAACGCCGCCAACTAATTCAGGAGATCTTTGCCCTTGAATGATTTCTGCAAATGATTGGCCAATGTTTCTTTGTGCTTCTGAAAATACTTGTAGTCTCTTCCTAAGAGCATCGGCATCTTCCTTGGCGCGCTTTTCATTCTCTGCTTTCACTCTGTCATTGAGATCTTTCTCAATTCTGAATTTCGCATCAGCATAAATCTTTTTATTTTCAACGCTCAATCGTTCAAGGGTATCAATGCCTCCGAAAGTTTCATTTAATAGCTTGATCCTGGCATCTCTTTCTTGTTTTGCAATATCAATTGATGATTTTCCTACGGTTTTAATATTCTCCAGGAATGATTGCACCTTGTCTTGATCAAGTTGGATGGTGATATCAAATCCTTGACGGATTGCCTTTTTAGAATCCTTAATAAAGTCATCTATTTCTTTTTGTGATTTTGCGAATGCTTCGTTGTTGATGCGCGTTTCGATTTCAATTATCTGTTTTTCAATTCTCGGGCGATCTCTAACAACACTTCCAAATAGCTCTAGTTGTTTTCTTAGTCTCGCCAGTTTCTCTGTGTCTGATTCAATGTTGCCAAATATTTTAAAACCTTGAGAAAGACCTTGAACAATGCCTGTAAAAATGCCTGTTTCTTGCGCTGATTTCCCAATTTCTTCCTGAAAGGCAGCGAAGGTATTTTTCAATTGTTCGAGTGATCCCGCCAACGTCTTTGTATCTGCCACTGCACGGCCTGAGAATTTTTGAGCTAATAGATCAATGGCCGCTCCTGACTTCAATTGCTCTACTGTTAGCTTTGCAAATTCCGGCCCTAGTAGTTTTAATTCACGAGGGAGTTGGCCAGTTAGAGACTTTAGAAGGTTTTGAGTTGATGTTTCTAGGTCCGATCCCAGCACTGCAGCAAGATCAGCAGCGGCCTGAACTAGCGTTTTTGATCTATCGTTTGTCAGGCCAAAAGTTTTGGCAAGCGTAACCTGCGTTAAAATCAATCCCTCTGTGAATATTGAAGCAGATTGCAATTGTGATGCAAAATTCTTAAACGCCTGTACATTTTGCTCAGTATCCTCACCTGTGCCTGCAAGCGCGCTTCTCAGTCTACTTATTTCTTTTTCTGCTTGGATTGATTCCTTTATTGAATCTGTTAGAAATCCAAAAGCCTTTGATACCGTGAAAACCCCAGCGGCCACGCCACCAAGAGCAACAGGAATGCCAGATATAGTTTTCTGTATGTTTTGGAATGTTGTGCTTGTCGATTTCTGGGCGTTCTTTGCTTCTGTTGAAATGCTTTTAAGGCCATCAAGTGTTTGCCTGACGCCCTTAAGTTCGGCCAGAGTATCAAGCTTGATTTGAATTGTTTCGTTTGCCATTCGCGGCCTCCGGCCTTAGTTTTGGCAGCACATCCCTTTCTGCCTTCACAATCTCATCTGCAACGCAAATAAATGCCTGAGCATCAAAAACTTCTAGATCATCTATACTTGTTGAAAATCCAATTTCCGCAAGCTTCTTTCGATCTAGATACTCCCTCACAATCCCAAAGGCCGGTGTTATCTCATCGATGCCTACCATCATGTAGACAACTTGCTTTTTGATCTGCTCCCTTAGAGCTTTCCCAATGCAAGGCCTTCCACGATGGCACTACCTATGCGATACCCAAGAGCGGAACATTCTCTGAGCATGAAAAACATCTCTAAAGAATCAACTTTCTTGCCTGATTCGACATGCAATAGATCAACCTCTAATAGATGTTTCTCTATTATCTCGTAAAGTTTAATAGCAGAATCAAGGCCGTCTGCATCTGTGCCGTTGTTCTTTTCTTCTAATGCCAGCGCCTTTGCAAGCCTCAAACGCTCTTGGTGCTTTGGCATATCCACAAACACCTTGCCCGTGAATCCCGTTCCCTCTAATACATCGCTAGGTAGTTCAATTCTCATTTGATCCCTTAAACGTAGTTAATGTAAAACTCGCCAGCGCCTTGTTCGACGTGACATCTAACAGTCAAATTGAAAACTGTTACATCGTCAACATCGGCAACAACATCGGCAACAATTGAAGCAGTAGGGGAAAACATATTCACGCAACGGCCGGCAACCCAATTGCCCCCAGACTTCTCGCCCACGTTGAGCATGAATCTAACATTGCTTCCGTTTCTGAATTTCTCAAATTTGGATAGATCATTCTTTTTGGCAGTGGCAACAAAGCTCATTTCAATTGCCCTAGCAGTAACGCGCTTTGATGCACGGCCTGACTCTTCACATATATCTGTAATTGATGCCAGGGTGTTTGTGATTGTGGCCGTCATGTTTTGCGCACCAAAGCATACGATGTCGGTTGCATCGCCTAAATAGACTTCACCATTTTTGGCAACAAGGGGATTCGTTGTGTCATAGACAGGTTCAAATGGTGATGAATAGTCTTGGGCACTGTCGGCAAGATATGACAATGTACCAGTATCATCGGCGGCAACATCAAATCCAAGCAGTGCCCCAATGCTTGTGGCAGTGTTCGTGCCAGTAGACCACAATAGATCAAGTGTGCCGGATGCTTTGGCGATCGTGAATCTTCCCGTGCTATTTGAGTATGTAACAGTAATGCCAGATGCAAGGGCATTCATTGATGCTTGCACGGCCTCGGCCAGTTGATGCGGTGTCTTGTACCACTTAACGGGCACAGTAGCGTTTAACTCTCCCCCGCCGATATCAAAATCAAGTGAAGAATTCCCAGCTTCTACCTGCATGGGATTTCTGAAATATGAGATCCCTTCAAATTCAAATCTTGAAACAAGAAAACTGTTAGGATCGGCAGTGATGGCCATAGATGCAGCTTTTGCACCAGTGATCATTTGAACAAGACCGCCATTCCCTTCATATTCCCATATAGTCAAATCGGGGTGTGTGTCTTCTGGCTTGTATAATACGGCGCGTCCAAGATTGACACCTGTGCCAGGGGCATCGGCAAGATTGAATCCCAACGTCAAAGCATCGCCTGTCACGCTCAACACGTTGCGGATCTCATGCCCAACACCTGTGGTTTTCTTCACAAGTAATGCCTGGCCGCGCTGATAGTTTACGCCTTCTCCGGTGTCAACATTGACCACTGAAACGGTAGACCCTGCCACAGTATTATATTCATTCGAGGCCGCGGCAACGCCGCCAAGTACGGCCTGAATCATCTTGCCATTCCCAGGGGCCGTGCCTTGTGTGCCACTGCCTTTTAAATATGAGCTTGTTCCTGCTGTGGGATCTTCAACGCCCAGCACAGATTTTGCCTGGCCGATTGTCCCCTGAAGTTCAGCACTATTTAATTCTTCAAACACACTTTCAAGAGTGTAGTCATCTTGTAGGGCCACGAAGTCGGCACCCGATGCAGGGGGCACAGGCACACCGCCCGTTGATTCAATCATGATGGCCAATCGAGATGCGCGCTTTGAAATTGTTGACATATTTTCCCCCTAAATTATTTCTTCAAAAAATTCTATTATAACTGCGACTTCAATCTTCAATAAATTGTACTTGTCACCTGACACCGTTTCTAATGGTGTATTGGTTGTTACATCTATCTTCATAATATCCTGATTGCCGATATTATCCACTGCAAAAAAAGTTTCCTTGCACAAATGGATATCTTCCAAAAGTGACTTTGTGGGATCATCGAATGCGTCTTGCCGACTCTCCACGCGCAAAAATTCTTGCGTTAGGATGATGGCAAATGAATGACTGTCTCTTCGGTTACATATCTCAAATGGAAATCTCTCGCCCCCGTCATATCTTAACCCCCATCCGTTCTTTAAAAACTGATAAGGATTGTCTAGGAGTTCATACGGATTAGGAATGCGAGTTCTGGCCGGCAAGATCACTTCCAGCTTGTCTATTATCGCGTCATAGATGGATGTAATTTTAGTTGTCATCTGCTTAAAAATCCCGTCCTAATAAACCTTTCGCTGCTGTCAAGTATCCCATCTCCGTTGCGATCGATTGCCTGAATGGATCGATCAAGCCTTCTTTCATATTCAAGGCGCGCTTTCTCAACATCGTCTGCATAATCATCTCCCATAGATTGAAATATGATTTGTGCAGTTTTGCAAACACTAGCTAAACGATAGTCTGAAATCCTCAATATTTGAGCACCTGACAAAATGACATTTTTTGAAATGAGGTCCTTCTCGATGATTTCCGCGGCCCTCAAATGCTGTTCTTCCCAATCCGTTTTACCAGTCTTAACACTCTCTAGAAGAGTTGATGAATTAAGCACGGGATATTCTGCAAAAAGATCCTCATCATTTGAGAATTTTTGCCCAACAAAAGAGATGCTAACATCTGCGGTCAATGTCACGCTGAATGAAATTCTGATCCAGTAGAGATCATAGACAACAATACTCTCAAGGCCATCTACCTTTTCGCCCTTATAGTTGGTGCTTTCTATTTGCCATCGATTATCTTTGTTTGGCACATAAGTCACATGCCCCGAGTTTGAAAGAGCATTCGTTTCATCTTCCAAATATACGGTCTGTATCCACTCTCTGCCATCCCAAACGTCTACACGCATAGTGCTGGCAATCTCGTTTGGATCTTCTCCAATCTTTAAAAAGAAATTATTAAAGGGAAGAATATGCCCCACATAAAGGTAGTCCTGTGCGGCCGTGTAGGCTAGATCAAATCCAGGAGAGTTGTACTGCTCAACTTTTTTTGTGATCTCTTGTATGACGCCGTTGTCTGAAAAGAATATTCTCATCTTTTATTCCTGATTTTGCGGCACGATAAAAGCTTTCGATTTAATCACTTCAAATGCTTGCAAAACGCATTTGATGCAGATGTTTTCGCCGGATTGACGGCGCGCCAACACTTCGCTTGCATTTTCATTTGTCACTATGATCTCTATTGGCATTCCCATAACTCTACCTAATGTAAATCAACCCAAGATCCAGCGGCATACACCTGCAGTTTGTCTGTAGTAGTGTTGTAAATCTGCATACCATTGATTGCCGTTAAAGCATTTCTTTCCGTTGTGGTCATTCTTGAATTGAGAATTGCCTTTGTGGTAGATGCAACTTCAATGCCCACGCTTGAATTAGTAGCAACTTCTGAAGATTCCCCAACTACAAGATTGCCTCTGAAATAATTATTTACATTCGCGGCCGTATAAAAGCCATGAATGACCGTCCCCACAGGCCCAAAAGGCAGATCAAACTGAAAGCCGCGCATGTTGTTTACGGTTGTAATTCCGTTTGGAATTGCAGCGGATCTCATGACTTTTACTGTGTCGATTGTGCCGCCCGTGCTTGCGGCATCGAGACTTATTGCCGCCGTTGTGCCTGACATATTGTCTAGTGTTGCATTAGTTTCGGTGACAACTACACATGGCAAAGCAAGCGCAGTAAATCCAAGCCCAAATGGGCCGGATGTCGTCACTGAATTCTCTTTTAGCGTGATCAACATGGCAGTGTTTACGCCAATAGTATCAGCGTTTGCAGTGGTGACACCATCAAGAGCAGTCATTGATGTAATTAGATTGTGCAATGAAGAAGGAACACCGCCCCCATTGACGGGATTCTCAGCAAGGAAAGCATTCAGTTGCCCAATGCTTAACGCTCCAGAAAAGCTAACTGATCCATTGATATCAACATCGCCGCCAAAGTATGCTGCTCGCTTGTTAGTTGCTGTCACGTTGGATAGATCAACATTGATGCCCGTGTAATTTGTACAGTCATCTATTGTCTGGCCAACATTGATTCCAGTTGCATTTGTAACTTCATCAATATTTGTGCCAACATTTATACCCGTAAAGCTACCGGTGTCGAATGTCCCCAGCGTCCCATAGATTGCCAAGCCTTGATAACTTGCATTGCCCTGGAAGTCGTCTACAGATGCATTTATATTTATGGCCGTATAATTTTTATCGTTAGCAATTCCCCCAAGCGTTGGCGACAATTGCAGGGATGTGTAAAAACCAAAGATAGTATTGGGGCCGTTTGTAGAATCATAAAATGCAGTAGTGTATGCATCATCCGCATCCACCGTTGTCAATGCCTCAAAGTTGGGTTGAAACCCATACCCTTGTATTGGCCCTACAACATTTACGTTGTCTTTAAACAGTCCAAACCCGTAGCAATATGAGACCCCCCTGGCCGTTATGGAGTTTGTTCCATTGCCTACCGTAAAGGCATTCTCATTAAAAACGATCTCGCCAATATTGGATCTAGATTGACCGTTTACGTTGTTGTTTACAAATGTTACGGCCCGGCCACTTGTGCCTAAATCATTAGCATCATCATTTACATCTATATTTATATTGTTTTGTTGAAACTTATAATGCTCATTGGGCGATGAAACATCATTAACAATGTTCGCATTGTGCGTGTTAATATCCTTAGTCCCGCCATTGTTTGTGGTGTGCGACATTGTTTGAGTAAGGCCGCCTTGAGTGTTTACTTCCCAATCGGGAATTCCCTGTACATCCCCCGCTGTCGCAGATGCTTGATAAAGGATTGCTTTGTTAAAAGCGTTGATCTCATCTTGCTTGTCATCCAATGCTGTTTGCGTGGTGGAGCTTATAGGCTTATCAAGATCACTGGTATTGTCCACATTCCCAAGGCCAATATCAGATGCGTCTTGCGGAATTGTTGGTTTGTTTGAAAGATCGTCATAGTCGCCACTCGTTGCAACGGTACTTAGTCCTGTGATTGATGACACATCTTGTGTGCCGGTATGATTCGCCCTGTCTCTATTTGCTGTGTCTCTAGAGTTTAATTGTGTGGTTGTCTCAAAGTCCGATATATCTTGAATTAAAAGAGATGCCTTGATTCTTTTTGACCTATCCTCTGGGTCTATCTCTTCATTGTCCAGAATGTATAGATCATCATCCCCATCAATCGTTAGCTTTTCGTCTAATTCACTTAGTTTTTTGCTCATATGTCACACCTAAATTAAAAAAAGCTCACCATTTTCGAGTAAAAAAATATCATTATTTTCCAGCAATAGAGTCGGAGCAATTTCATCCCATGAAGCCGTTGTGCCATTATAGTATAGAGTTTCAAGTATTGTATCACTTGAATCAAAAAAGACTACTGAAACAACGCCGCCCGTTTCACTTGACTCAACTCTATTTACTGCACTCAAATTAACAGATGTGTTTTTTGACAACATCTTAAATGCTAATGCCAGAGTAAATTGGTTGCTCGTAGTAGGGATTGGGCGGGATGTAGGATTCTCAACCTCAACTGCAACGCGAGTTAGAGACGGCCCACCATCTCTAAATTTTTGCTGCTCTCGCGTATTGAGATTGGGATCTAGGGCCATACACCGCCTCTAATAAAAACGGGAAAGATTGCCTGTCATGTATGGAGCATGAGCAAATTCAACCTTTCCCGGTTAATAGCATTCTTGTCCCGTCTAGAATGCCATCTTGTGTAGAACAACTTCAAATGCACCGGCGGTCAAATCAGCGACCTCGATTCCAAGAACAAGCTTTTGGCCGGCCGCAAGCTTGATATAACTCTCCACTGGAGCGGCAACAAATGCGCCCAATGTGAATCCAGTAATGGCAAGGTTAGAGGCCATTTGCACACCGCCAACGCCAACGCCCAAATCAAACACGGCAGATCCTCCAGAAGTGACAGCGGCGGCAACTTTGAATCCTACAAGCTTTAAAATGACATCATCTTCTGCAGTGAGAAGATCAAGATCGGCTTGAACAAGGCCGTCAACGGCAGAGTCAAACTTAACCTTTACAACCTCAACTGCGTTGCTAAAGGGGGCACCAATTACTTTTGCATCTTTTACAGCGGCCATAAATTACTCCTGTTTTTTAGTTTTTTTAACTTTAACAATCTTGTTTGCACCTGAATCAATCCAGCAATAGTGCTTCGCACCCGATCCGTAGATGGAAAGGATCTTGTAGGGGAGTCTTATCTGATTTAATTGCAGCAAGATTTCTTCTGGAGAATTTCCCTCAAAGAAACTTAGGCCGCGATAACTAGAAAGGTTCTCCCCTAAATGATCCATTGTTTTCCTTATACGTTATAAGCCGTCATGTGCTTAACGGCACCTTCAATTCCAAGCTTCGCACCGCAAACCATTGACACGCTCAATAGATAGCCGTGTTGCTTGTTGGCGTGTAGATCAGACAACTTAAAAGTGGGTTGTTGTTGCATAACAAGATACATAAAAGAAGGATGAAATGCCAAAGCAAGATCATCAACTGCTTCAGTAGGAGATACAAGTTTCATTGCTTCTGAATTGTCTTCAAGAATATTGAAACCAAAACGTCTTTGAGCAATGCGTCCGCCAACTACAGGTTGATCACCAACAAAGTCACCAGATGTCATTGTGGCGGCATTCAAAATGTCATTGTAGTAAGAAGGATCGGAAAGCAAATACCACTGGCCATCATTAGGCCATTTGGCCTGAGAAGCAAGCTTTCTCATGGCAAGAATTTGTGTGGCATTGAAATCAGTTACGCCGTTTGCAATATGATCAGGAGCAGAAGC